AGCTCGTTCGCGCGCGTCAAAACCCTAGTGGCTGTGTTTTCAAGAGGTTGCAATCGTGGTTGATTTGTCAATGGGGGCGGTTGCATGACGCCAAAATTGATGACAGTGATCGAGTACGCAGCGCACCGGAAGGCTTCCGGCGTATCTGGCGGGACCCGGCAGGCAGTTGACAAGGCGATCCTGACGGGCCGGATTACACCGATCGACGGGCGTATCGATCCGGTGATTGCCGACATCCAGTGGGAGCGGAACACGCAGCGGCGGGTCGATCTGCACGCCAACACGCCGACGGTCCAGGTCGAGGCCTCGGCGCCCAGTGCGTCGGACGCTGCGCCGTCTGATCCCAGCTGGGCGCAGTCAAAAGCCCGCACCGAGGCTGCCGTCGCCGAACTGAAGGAAATGCAGGTCGCCAAGCTGCGCGGCGAGCTAGTCGACCGCGCTGGAGTAGAGCGGGCGGCGTACCAGACCGGCCGACAGCTGCAGAAAGCGTTGATCGATGTGTTCCCGTCGCGGGTCGCTGTCGAACTGGCGACGCTGACGGACCCGTGGGGCGTCGAGTGCTTCCTGCGTGATCAACTGCGCGGCGAGTTGAGGGCGATTGCGGGCCACGCAGAGGCGTCGAGTGCGTGAGCTGGCACTATTTGCCGGAGGGGGCGGTGGACTCTACGCAAGCCTGCTGCTCGGACACACTCCCGTTTGCGCCGTTGAAATCGAGCCCAGTGCGCGGCGCATGCTGTTTCAGCGTCAAGCCGATGGAATCTTCCCGCGATTCCCGATATGGGACGACGTGCGGACCTTCAACGGGCACGAATGGCGCGGAAAGGTCGATCTCGTCAGCGGTGGATTCCCCTGCCAAGACATCAGCGTCGCAGGGCGGGGTGGCGGCATTGACGGCGACAGATCAGGGCTGTGGGTGGAGTTTGCCCGGATCATTCGCGAGGTGGGACCCGGCTACGTCTTCGTGGAAAACTCGCCAATGCTCACTTCTCGGGGACTTGGACGAGTTCTCGGAGACTTGGCCACGATGGGGTTCAATGCTGAATGGGGAGTGCTGTCTGCGTCCGATGTTGGCGCACCGCACAAGCGGGAAAGGATCTGGATTCTGGCCCACACCATGTGCCACGGACAGCAGAGGGTCGGGAGTTCGCGGGGTTTTAAGGGATCGGTTGGACTACGCAGTGGAACGCGGTCAAACGAAAGCAAGACGCTATGTGACGCAACAGGCGCCCGTCATGTGGCCGACTCCGACGGTTGTAACGGACACAGGCGGAGCAGCGATGTGCAAGTGGGGCGGCAGTGGGGCACGAGCCAAACTGCGCACGATGGTGTCACCGGAGGAAATGAATGGGGCGCTGAACCCGATGTGGGTCGAGTGGCTCATGGGGTGGCCAATCGGGTCAACAAGTTACGAGCGCTTGGCAATGGACAAGTTCCACGAGTGGCGGCAACAGCATTCCGAGTTTTGATGGCCAGGTTACATGCAAACAACTGACGGCCACGCCACGTACTGCCGCGCCTGGGCTGATGGCCTGACGCCGGACCCCGCGCTGTGGGTCGATGAATGGGCCGATCAGCATATGGTGATCCCGGACACGACGGGAGCGGCGGAGCCGGGCCGGTACCGGGTGGCGCGGACGCCCTATGCGCGGGATGTGATGCGGGCACTGAGCCCGGAGCATCCCGCGCGGCGGGTCGTGGTGATGGGCGCATCGCAGCTATTGAAAACACAAGTCGGGCTGAACTGGTTTTGTGCGCTGATCGATGGCGCGCCGGCGAATGGGATCTGGCTGCAGCCGACTGACGCGCTGGCCAAGCGGGTTTCGGCACGGTTTGACAAGAGTTCGACGGCGGTGCAGCGGGTCCGCGACAAGATCGCGCCACGTCGCAGCCGCGACAACCGCAACACGATCGATACGAAAGAATTTCGCGGCGGCACGCTGTGGATACTGACGGGTCGATCTGCCTCGAATTTATCAGAGGCCTCGGCGCGCTACGTCTACGCCGACGAGGTCGACCGTATCCTGCGCGAGCTGAAGGGCGAAGGCGACCCGATCTCTCTGCTGGAAAAGCGGCAGTCGACGTTTGGGCGCAAGGCGAAAGGCTACTTCACCAGTTCTCCGACTGAGGAGGGCACGAGCCGCATCCATGAGCTGTACCTGCAGGGTAATCAGCAGTTGTGCTATGTGCCTTGCCCGCATTGCGGCGAGTACCAGACGCTCGAGTGGGAGAATCTGCACGCCGACCTGACCGCCGGCCACGCGTGGTACGTGTGCAGCGCGAATGGCTGCGTGATCGAGGAACACCACAAGCCGGGCATGCTGGCGGCTTACGAGTGGCGCTCGCAGTCGCCCGGAGACGGCGAGACGTGGTCGTATCAGATCAGCTACCTGTACGCGCCGCTTGGGTGGGACTCGTGGCTGAAACTGGCGCAGGAGCATGAGGAAGCGCGACAGGCGCAACTGCGGGGCGATCCCGAGAAAATGCAGGTGTTTTGGAACACCCGGCTGGCCCGGGTGTGGACGGTCGTGCGCCAGGTGGTGCGCCCGGCCGCGTTGATGGCGAAAGCGGAGCCATACCCACGCGGGGTGGCGCCCGAGTCGGCGCTGATGGTGACCGCCGCGGTGGACGTGCAGACGTCCGGCCGGCTGGAGCTGCAAGTGGTGGGCTGGGGCCCGGGCGCAACCGGGCTGGAGGCATGGATCGTCAACACGCACGTCGTCTATGGCGACCCGGCTTTGCCGGAGACCTGGCGCGAGCTGGACGAGTATTTGACGACGCCGCTCCGGCATGCGAGCGGCGCGTTGCTGACGATCAGCGCGGTGGCGGTGGACTCGGGCGACTCGGCGCAAGAGGTGTACGAGTTCGTGCGGCCGCGTAAACGGCGTATTCTGGGCGGCACCGTGCAGCGGGTGGTGGCGATCAAAGGCGCCTCGGTGGCGGCCAAACCGATCCTGGGCACGCGGCCCTCGAAAACCGAATACAGCTACCGTGGCAAGCCGGTGCTGGGTGGCGCAGAAGTGTGGCTGGTCGGCACCGACACGGCAAAGGATTGGCTGTTCAATAGGCTGGCGCTCGAGGGGCAGATTGCCATCCACACGAGCGATCAGTTTCCGATTGAGTTTTACGAGCAGCTGCTCGCTGAGGCGAAAGTAGCGCACTGGGAGCGCGGCCGCAAACGGATGCGGTACGAGCCGGTCAAGCGCGGCGCGCGGAACGAGCAATTGGACCTGGTCGTATACAATCTGGCCGCGGCGCATCTGCTGCAGTTGCATACCTACACGGCCGAGCGCTGGGAGCGGATCCGCGCCGGGTTGATGCAGGCGGATTTGTGGGCGGGCGACACGGGCCCGGCTGAGACGAAAGCGCCGAAAGCCGATGCGCCGGTGCTGGCGCCGGTCAAGCCGCTGGTGAAGGTGCCGCGGCGACCGCTGCGCACTGGGGGCGGTCTCGGCCGTGAGGATTGGGTGTTGTGACATCGCCGGCCGCGGCCGACGATCTGATTTCGGCCGTGCGCCAGGTGGTGGCGTGGGCGCTGGAGCGGCACGGCGCCGATCCAGCGGCGGCCAGCACGACGGCCGCTGAAGCCTGCCGTGAGTTGTGCCGGTGCTGGGGCGGCGCGGAGTATTGGATTCCGTCGACGTACCGCCCGGCGCGCAACGCCGACATCGTCGCAGCGGCCCGGGAGGGTATGCCGGTGGCCACGATATCGCGGCAGTTGGCGGTGTCGGAGGCGACCGTCCGGCGCGTGGTGCGGCGCCAGTCGGCCGGGTTGGGGTCGGATGAGTGGGTGTTGTAGGCCCGCGCAAAAAAAAACGTGTTTCGATCATTTTCCCCCTGATTTTGATTGCGCGAGGTCCGTATCGTACGGACCATGTCGTTCACGCAATCCGATATCGATGCCATTGACCGCGCCATAGCGACCGGTGAGCTACGGGTGCGATTCAGTGCGCCCGGCGGGTCCTATCGAGAGGTCGAGTACCGATCGATGGACGATCTGATCAAGGCCAAGTCGGTCATGATGGGATCCGTCCAGACCACCGACGGCCAGCCGCGTCGAGTCCCACGCTTCCAGTTGGCGAGTTTCGGTGAATAAGCTGGAGCGCGCCATTGCTGCGGTCGCGCCGGGCTGGGCTGCCAGCCGCGCGCGCCATCGCCACATCCTGGCTGCTTACGAGGCCGCCAAACCCAGCCGCTTGCAGAAACAGCGCCGCTCGACCGGGTCGGGCGATGTGTCAATCCTGGGCGCCGCCCGGAATCTCCGGGAACAGGCCCGCTACCTGGAAGAAAACCACGACCTGGCTGCGGGCGCATTGGCGGTGTTGGTCGCCAACGTCGTCGGCGCCAACGGCATCGGCATCGAGCCGCAGCCGCGCAATCGCGTGGGCGAGATCCATGATGACCTAGCGTCGCAGATTTTGAGCCTATGGCGCGATTGGTCGCGCTGGCCCGAGGTGACGTGGTGTCACGATTGGGCCAGTACGCAACGGCTATTAGCGCGCTCGTGGCTGCGGGATGGCGAGGTGCTGGCGCAGCTCGTCGGCGGCCCGATGCGCACACTGGATCACGGCACGACGGTGCCGTTCTCGGTCGAGATGATCGAGGCGGACTTGCTGCCGCTCGATCTGCACCGCGCCGGGTCACCGCGCATCACCGCTGGCATCGAGCGTAACGACTGGGGCCGGCCGATCCGGTATCACCTCTATCGGCAGCACCCCGGCGATATGCAAACGCTGGGCGCGCTGCTGGATCTCAAGCAGATCAACGCGGAAAACATCCAACACCTCCGCACCATCACGCGCATCGGCCAGACGCGCGGCGTGTCGGTGTTTGCCTCAGTGCTCAGTCGGCTGGATGACATCAAGGACTACGAGGAGTCGGAGCGGGTCGCCGCAAAGGTCGCGGCTTCGATGGCTGCCGCGATCAAGAAAGGCTCTCCGGAGCTGTACGAGCCGGACGCTAACGGCATTGATGGTGCGCGCGAGCTGAAGTTCCGCCCCGGCATGATCTTTGACGATCTGCTGCCAGGCGAGTCGATCGAGATGATCGATTCGAAGCGGCCAAATCCCAGCCTCGAGGGGTTCCGCAACGGCCAGCTGCGAGCGGCTGCGTCCGGTCTCGGCACGTCTTACAGCAGCCTGTCAAAAGACTACAACGGCACCTACAGCGCGCAGCGCCAGGAGCTGGTCGAGCAGTGGGGCGTGTATGCCGTGCTGCAATCCGAATTCACCGCGCAGATGGTGCGGCCGATCTACGAGCGGTTTCTGCTGGTCGCGCAGGCGTCTGGCGCCTTGCGCGCGCCGGGCGATGTGGACCCGGCGACGCTGGACGATGCCATGTTCATCGGCCCGCAGATGCCGTGGATCGATCCGATGAAGGAGGCCGAATCCTGGGCGTCGCTGGAGATGAACGGCCATGCGTCCGGTCCCGAGATCATCCGCCGCCGCGGCCAGAATCCGAGCGATGTGCTGGAGCAGGAATCCCGGTGGCGTCGCCAGGCGAACGAAAAGGGCGTACGGATCGCAACCGATCCCGCCAACATCCCGGCGCCAGCGGCGCGCGTGCGAGAGGTAACCCCACGATGACATGGTGGCAGATCCAGGCGAAGGGCGAAGCCCGTGCCGAGCTGAGCATTTACGGCGACATCGGCGAGAGCTGGTGGGGCGAGTCCGTCACCGCCAAAGATTGCTGCAAGGAGATCGCGAAGATCGACGCGGACGTTATCGACGTGCGCATCAACAGCTACGGCGGCGCCGTGGCGGATGGTCTGGCGATCTATAACGCGCTGCAGCGTCACCCGGCCGCGATCGTCACGCATAACGATGGCGTCGCGATGTCGATCGCCTCGCTGATTTTCATGGCGGGCAGCGAGCGGCACAGCGCCGAGAACGCGCTGTTCATGATCCACGCACCGTGGGGCATGGCCGCTGGGAATGCCGCCGATATGCGCGACATGGCCGACATCCTCGACAAATACGCGGAAGGCATGATCAGCGCGTATCGCACGTCCGGGCTGTCCGACGAGGCGATTCGCGCCTTGCTGACGGATGGCAAAGATCATTTTTACACCGCAGCCGAGGCGCAAGCCGATGGCTTCGTCACTGAGGTGAATGCCGCGCTGCCGATTGCGGCGCAGTTCACCTTGAACCGATTTACGCGGCGCCTGCCGCATAACCTGGGAGTACCCACGATGGCCGGACCCGGCAAAACCGATAGCGCGGCACCG